CCGATCCGGGCGAGACCATCGCTCCGCCCGCCGGCGACTTCGCTCCGCCCGCGCCCGACGACGGCGATCAGGGACCGGGCGAGCTCGAGCCGGAGCCGTTCGATCCTCCGGCCCGGGAAGAGTCCGGCGGGCCCGACGGCGACCAGTACGGCTCGCTCACGGGCCCGCAGATGATCGCGGTCCGCACGAAGGACCGCGGGATCACGGACCGAGCCGAGAAGGTCGCGTTCTGCTCGGCCGTGGTCGGCCGTCGGATCGGCTCGTCGAAGGACCTCAAGCCGGCCGAGGTCCGGACGATCCTCGCCGTCCTGAACGACGACGCACGCTTCGAGGAGGCCGCGGTGAAGGCGTTCGAGTACCTCGACCCGATCGAGGACGAGCCCGCCGGCGTGCCCGACGAGCCGGAGCCGACCTCGAGCTCGAGCCCGCCACCTCCGCCCGCTCCGATCGAGACGACGGCGCGCGAGACCCGCCGGCCGGCGCAGAGCTCCCGGCCGGCTCCGTCCGCCATGACCGGCGACGACTGGCGGGCGCTCCTGAAGGCGAAGGGCGTCAAGGTGACCGCGCTCCTCCGGGAAGCCTCGAGGCTCGCACGGGAGGCCGGAGCGTCCGCTCCGGGCACGCTCGACGACCTCGCCGGCTCCGGGCTGGCCGAGGACCTCCTCGGCTTCGTCGAGGCGGAGACGAGCTCGTGAGCGGGCTCCGTACGTGGCCGGAGCGATGCACCCTCATGGGATGCACCTCTCCGAAGTGGCGCGGGCACCACCACCACTACCGAGGCGGTCACCTCGACGTCCGGGCGTGCTCGTGCGACTCGATCGCGGAGCCCGGCACCCGGCCGGCGGAGACGAGCTCGTGACCGCGCTCCGCTGGGACCTCGTCCGGCGCGCCGTGGGCGACCTCGAGGAGCTCCTCGAGGACCCGGCGAACCTCGCACGAGCCGACGTCGTGCAGGCGTACGCCCGGGACACCTTCGACCGCTTCGGGCTCGTCCTGGCCGACCCGGAGACGCTCTTCGCCGCGCTCACGACCGCGGCGTTCCTCGTCGAGCTCGCGAACAACGCGCACGAGCGCGAGGGGCTTTCCGAGACCGAGCTCTACGTCGTCGCCCGGCTGGCGCAGTCCTTCGCGCTCGGCGTGCTCCCCTACCTCCCTCCGGAGGCTCGAACGTGACCGAGTGGTCCGACCTCTTCGCCGTCTGGCTCCCGACCTCGACCGCGCACGTCCGAGACCTCGCCGTCGTCGACGAGCGACGTCGACGCTCGATCGAGTGGGCGATGGACGACCTCGAGGCGCGACTCCTCGAGGAGTACGCGATCCCGCTCGAGCCGTTCCGCGTGCAACTCGTCGACTCGCGGTTCCCGGGCCCGCCCGACGAGCTCGTGCTCGTCGAGGTACACGCGCTCCGGCTCGAGACTCCGAACCCGTTCCCTCGGCTCCGGCTCTTCCGCTGGCTCCCGGCATGACCGAAGCGCGCCACCTCCGGTCCGGCGGGCTCGCCCGCGTGACCGCGTTCGTCCTCGACGCATCCGACGCCGCGCAGATCGCGAAGCGGCTCCGCTACCTGAAGACCTCCGAGCTCGACGGCGTCTCGTCGAAGACGCTCCGCGCCGCGGCCGGGCACCTCCGAGCCGCGTCCTACTCGCTCAAGGTCGCCGCTCGACGCTTCGAGCACCGCGCCGACCTCCTCGACCACGAAGGACCCTCCGATGACCAGTGAACCTCGAGTGATCGGGCTCGACGTCTCCGGGAAGACCGGCGTCGCGCTCCACGATGGGACCCTCCTCCGGCTGACCCTCCGCACGGGCCCGGACCAGCCCGGGCGGCGCTTCCACGAGCTCGCCGGCGCGCTCGAGCAGACGCTCCGGCGCTACCCGCCCGTCCCGGACCTCGCCGTCTACGAGGGACCGGCGCTCGGCGGGCCCGGCGTGGCCGGCAAGCTCACCTCCGCCGGCTACCGGGCCGTGGTCCTCCTCCGGCTCTTCGAGCTCGGCGTCGAGGCGGTCCTGATCGAGCCCGGCGCGCTGAAGCGGTACGCGACCGGGAACGGGAACGCGTCGAAGGAGGCCATGATCGAGGCCGCGGTCGCTCTGGGGGCCGAGCCGAGGAACGACGACGAGGCGGACGCGTTCCACCTCCGCCACCTCGGCCGGGCGGCGTACGGGCTCGAGGACGTCCGCACGAAGCACGGGCTCGAGGTCATCGCGGCGCACACGTGGCCGAGGATCGACCGATGACCGCGCTCGACTACTTCGACGTCCCGGACAACGGCGCGGCGGCGCACGCGGCCGGCTACGCGCAGGCCGACAACCCGCACGGCTTCAGCACGCCGGACGGGATCGCGTGGGCGCGCCAGTGGGGCGAGGCCGAGGTCTCCTCGAGGCGTCAGGCCGGCACCTACGGAGCGACGGACGAGGACTACCGCGCCGGCGGGCTGAAGCCTCCGGAGCGCACGTCGACCGGAGCTCCTCGAGCCGTGCTCGGAGGCGTCGCCTACATCGTCGGGCCCGGCGGCTCCGTGGCGGCGCTCGGCTCGGTCGCGTCGTTCTCGGCGGTCTACCGCTCCGCGCTCGAGGAGGCGGAGCGGGCGCAGCGCGCATGGGCCGCAGCGATGACGCGGACGGCGCACGTCATCCGGTCGACGACGTTCTCGATCGACCGGGACCTCGTCGCCCGGCTCTACGGCGTGCCGACCTCGATCCTCGGCTACGGGCCCGTCCGGCTCGTCGTCGACGAACCCGATCCCGCTCCGCCGGCCGACCGGCCCGTCCCGGCCGACTGGTCTACGGCGAAGCGCGAGGACCTCCTGAAGCCGGTCTTCGGGCCCGTGCACGACGAGCCGGTCCTCCGGCGCTACCTCCTCGACGAGAAGCCGCTCGAGGTCGAGCTCGACCCTCCCTTCGAGCGCGAGGTCTACGGCATCGTCCCGACGGGCGTCCGACGGCTCGAGCAGATGCGCGCGACCATGCAAGAGCCGCGGCCGGAGCTCCGAGCTCCGAAGCACCTCGGCTCCGCACCGACCACGCGAACCTCGACCGCCCGCTCGAGGAGGAGGCAGCCGTGACCCTCGCTCTCGCATCCGCAACCGAGACCGGGATCGTCGTCCTCCTGCTCGCCGTCGTCGGCGTGGCCGTGCTCGTCGGCTTCCTCTCGACGCACGACGACCGCCACCTCGACCACCTCGAGGACGAGCTCCGACGTCGACCACCAGCACGCCCGACCGTCCGCACGTACTCGGTCTTCGACTGGTCCGTCCGCGATCCGGAGCTCCGGAACGACGACGGGCCCGGCCGAAGCCGGGCCCGAAGCCGCGTTGACCAGCAGCCGACCGCCCGATGACCGACGACCGCGAAGACGAAGGTAGCAGCCGCGTCCCGTACGACACGTCCGCCGAGCGAGCGCTCCTCGGCGCGGCGATCCTCTCCGACAAGGCTCGAGCGGTCATGGTCCGCGAGACCCGGCCGGAGGACTTCCACGTCCCGAAGCACCAGCACATCGCCGCGGCGCTCGGCGCGATGCTAGCCGAGGACCTCCCGGTCGACCCGGTCACGCTCGCGGACGTGCTCCGCTCGAGGAAGGTCCTCGACGACGTCGGCGGTCCCTCGGTCCTGATCGGGCTTCAGGCGGACACGCCGGCGACCTCGAGCGCGAGCCGATACGCCCGGATCGTTCACGACAAAGCCACGCTCCGCCGGCTCGCCGCGGCCGGCGAAGAGCTCCGCGAGCTCGCGTTCGATCCGCAGGCAGACGCGCACGACGCCGTCGTCCGAGCTCAAGAGCGGCTCTCGCACGTCTCCGCGAACAACGGCTCGAGGAGCTACTCCGCGCTCGAGATTGCCGACGTCGGCGCGCTGATCGACGGCGGGCTCGAGGTAGAGGAAGCCGACTTCCTCACCCGGACCGACGGGAAGTCCCTCCTCTACGCCGGGAAGGTCCACATGCTCCAAGCGGAACCGTCCGCCGGGAAGACGTGGCTCGCTCTCGCCGCGGTGCTCGAGCTCCTCGAGGTCGGCGGCTCCGCGGTCTTCCTCGACTACGAGGACACGCCGCGAGGCGTCCTCGGCCGGCTCCTCGCTCTCGGAGCCGACCCGGTCGCCGTCCGCGAGCGCTTCCGCGTCGCTCAACTCGCCGGAGGGTACGGGCCCGCCGAGCAACTCGAGCTCTCCGCCATGCTGGCCGACCTGAACCCGGACCTCGTCGTGATCGACGGCGTCGCGGTCGCGCTCACCCGCGACGGGCTCTCCGAGGACTCCGCGACCGAGTTCCTCGAGTGGTTCGAGAGGATGCCGAACCCGATCGCGCGCACCGGAGCCGCGGTGCTCCTCCTCGATCACGTCGCGAAGGACAAAGAGTCGCAGGGCCGATGGGCCCGCGGCACCGGCGCGAAGCTCGGCGCGATCGACGGCGCGGCCTATCACGTGAAGGTCGCTTCCGCGTTCTCCCGCCGGCGAGCCGGGATCGTCCGGCTCGTGATCGCGAAGGACCGGCCCGGCGGCGTCGGAGCGATCGGGGAGACCGCCGCGATCGGCTACGTCGAGCCGCACGCCGACGGAGCACGCGTCCTCGTCCGGCTCGAGCCCGACACGGGCGACCGGAAGGTCTCCGACGTCTGGAAGCCGACCGTCCTCATGCGGCGCGTCTCGGAGGAGCTCGAGAAGTCCGGGAAGCCGCTCTCCGCCCGCACCCTGAAGGCGCTCGTCCACTCCGAGAAGCCGAAGCTCCTCGAGGAAGCAATCTCGAGGCTCGAGCAGGAGGGCTACATCGCCCGGACGAAGCTCGGCCGGTCGACCGCCTACGAGCACGTGAAGCCGTACACGGAGCCCGACCCGGGCCCGACGAGGGGCTCGAGCTCCGAGCCGGAGGAGCTCCTCGAGCCACCTCCCGGACTCTTCGACGGCTCCGATCCTGACGACGACGATCCTCCTCCCGATCCCGGCAACGTGACCTCGCTCGAGGACTGGAAGAAGGACAACTTCTAGCGATGACCAGCACCACCACCACCACGAAGGACCAGCAGATGACCGACCTACCGACTCCCGTCGACCGAGACGTGCTCGATCGACTCCGCCGCGGCGAAGAGCTCCACTCGATCGAGGGACACGAGCTCGAGCGCGCCGATCACCGGCTCCTCACCGTCCGGCAGCCGTGGGCGAAGCCGATCGTCGACGGGCTGAAGACCGTCGAGAACCGCGGGCACGGCTTCGGGCTCACCTACCGCGGGCCGCTCTGGATTCACGCCGGCGCGGCATGGTCCGAGCACGGGCTCGTCTCCGACCTGATCCTCGAGCACTACCCGGAGACGAACACGCTCCGCGGCGGCTTCCGCGAGGCCGGCTTCGTCCTCGGAGCCGTGATCGGGCTCGTCGACGTCGTCGACGTGCACCACGCGGAGCCGGGATGCTGTTCGAGCCCGTGGGCCGAGGAGGCGTACCCGGGCGAGAGCTCTCCGACGCACCTCGTCCTCGAGCACGCTCGCACGTGCTCCGGGCCCGTCGTCCCGGGCGCTCTGGGGCTCTGGCGCGCCGACCGGCTCCCGGGGCTCCCGGAGTCGCTCGATCTGCTCCTCGAGGAGCTCGAGGAGGCGTCGTGCTGATCCGCGCCGACGCCGGCCGGCTCCCGCTGGCCGACAACTCCGTTCAGACCGTCGTCACGAGCCCGCCCTACCTCCGGCAGCGCGTCTACGGCGACTCCGACCTCGAAGGCGGGCGCGAGGAGACCCTCGAGGCGTACGTGCAGTGGCTCGCCGGCGTCTTCGACGAGCTCCGGCGCGTCCTCCACCCATCCGGGCACGCGTGGCTCAACATCGGAGACAAGGCCAACGGCTCCGGCGGCGCTGGCGGCGACTGGTCCCGGGCCCGGCCCGACTCCGACCTCGCCGCGAGGCAGCAGCGCGACCGCGGGCCCGGGAAGTTCCTCGACCCGCTCTACGAGGAGGCGACGTACCTCGACGTCCCGGGAGCCGTCGTCGCGGAGCTCATCCGGCGCGGCTGGCGGCTCCGAATGCCGATCGTCTGGGACAAGCTCCGCGAGGCTCCGGAGTCGCTCGCTCACGTGAAGAGGCCGCGCTTCCGGCACGAGATGATCTACCTCCTCTCGCCCGCTCCACGCCCGGCCCGGAAGAAGGAGCGACCGCCCGCCCGCTTCTACCCGTCCCAACTCGAGGAGACCGGCTCGATCTGGCACTTCCGCCCGGGCGGGAGCGGGCCCGCTCACCTCGCACCGTTCCCGGACGAGCTCGCTCGACGATGCATCCTCCCGACGACCCTCCCGGGCGACGTCGTCTTCGACCCGTTCGACGGCTCCGGGACGACGAGGCGCGTCGCGGCCGAGCTCGGCCGCGTCGGGATCGGGACCGACCTCTACGCCGGCGTCGACGTCACGCCCGAAGCGATCCGCCGGCGCACCCTCGAGAAGAGCTCGAGGCTCGTCTCGAAGCCCGGAACCGTCGACCTCAAGGACCTCTCGAGGGTAGGGCTCAAGCCCGCAACCCTCTACTACGTCTCGAGGGAGCTCACGAAGGGCCGAACCCTCGAGGACCTCGCTCGCGAGCAGAAGATGACCTCCGAGCAGGTCGCCTACGTCGAGGAGCTCCTCGAGGCTGAACCTCGAGCGGAGGTCGAGGGATGACCAGCGATCCCGCGAAGGCGCTCCGCTTCAGGAGCCCGACCCTCGTCCTCGAGCTCCTCGGCTACGTCTACGACGCGGACGAGCCGATCCCGTGGAACGAGCTCCTCGGCGTCTTCGGACTCGAGCAGGACCGACCCGTGAAGACCGTCGAGAACGCGCTCTACGACCTCGTCGCCTTCGGCGCGCTCCACCGCGTCGGGAAGGTCTCGAGACGAGAGGACACGCGAGCGCTGAAGCCGACCCCGCTCGGCCGAGCATGGCTCGATCGAGAGCTCCTCCCGCAACCCGGCGAGCGCGACGACCCGATCCTCGAAGCCGACCGGCTCGCGCACGAGCTCGAGCCCGACCTGAACCTCCTCGAGCACGACGTCTCGACCACCATCGGCACACCCGACGAGACCGAGCCGTAGCCTCTCCTCCCGGAGCTCGAACCACGAGCCCGAAGGAGGAACCCATCATGGCCCTAATCGACGTCCCGGCGAAGATGTTCGACCCCGCGCAGCGGCGCGAAGCGCTCGAGGAAGCAGCCGCGGCGCTCGGCGCCGACGTCTCCGACGAGCAGTACGAGCAGATCGAGAGCGTCCTCGACTCGCTCTTCCCGTCTCCGCCCGAGGACGTCGCGGACTACCTCGACGTCCTCGGCCGCTACGTCGCGATCCTCGCCGTCGGCTCGAACCTGATCGGGACCCTCGTCGGAGACCACGAGGCACGGCTCGCCGCGCTCGAAGCCTGACCCGATCCGACGCACCAGCCCGGAGCCCGCTCCCTCGAGGGGCGGGCTCCGTCGCGTTCACGGACCGGGCCGAGGAGCCGTAGACCTCGAGGAACACCTTCTCGAGCGAACCGACCGGCGCGTCCTTCCGATCCAGCCTCGAGCGGCCGACGTCTCGACCGCTGACCGAGCTCCTCGACCCGGAACGGCGACGACCCTACTTCGTCGCGCTCACGCATCCCGCCGAGCCGAAGACGTAGGGATCGCACGCTCCGCCGGTCTCGCCGCAGTACGCGCACGGCTGGCAGAGCCAACAGAGCACGAGCTCGACGCCGTCGATCACGACCGGGCCGACGTCCTCGTGCTGGTCTCCGCAGCACGAGCACTTCAGCATCGGCCGACCGATCACCGACCCTCGACCCGGGCGGGCTCTCCCTCGACCTGTTGAGCACCGCGCCACGAACCCGGCGCTCGGAGCTCCACCTCGAACCCTCCGGGATGGCGGACGGCGTGCTCCTCAAGCGCGTCCCGGAGCTCGTACACCTCGTCGAAGGACTCGTCCTCGACCAGCTTCAGGACCGGCCGGCGCTTCGCTTCGAGCCCGCTCGGGTCGACGCTGGAAAGACGGAGGACGGCGTTCAGCCAAGGGCCGACGTCCTCGCCGCACGTGCAGCACCTCGCCCGCCCGACCGCCATCCTGACCGCTGATCGAGCCATCTTCAGCACCTCGTCGCCTTCTGTGGAGAACCTCTCCACCTCACGGAACCCGGAGGTCTCGAGCGGCGCTGGTCGATCGGTCGCCCGTCCCTCGTTCCGTACGGGACGGAGCGTACCGACTCTGTCAAGGCCAGAGCCACCACCACTTCGACCTCCGACCGCTGGGGATAACTACCCTCGAGACCATGCCACCTCGCAACCTCCGCCCGTGCCCGGAGTGGCCGTGCTCCCACTACAAGCCATGCCCGATCCACGGGCGCAAGAACGAGGACCAGCGAGAAGCACGACGCACGAGGAAGAAGAAGCTCTACCTCTCGAAGCGCTGGCGCATCGTCTCGAGGCAGATGCTCGAAGCGGACCCGTGGTGCGGCGTCGTCGACGACGACCACCCTCGAGGATGCCCGGCACCAGCGACCGACGTCGATCACGTCGACGGGCTCGACCTGATCTTCGACGAAGGACGCGACCCCTACGACCCGGCGGAACTTCAGACGCTCTGCCACTCGCACCACTCGAAGAAGACCGTCGTCGAGACCGGGACCTCGATCCACCTTCAGCAGCAGGGCCGCGGGGACTACCGAAGGGGGGAAGGGGAGTCGACGTCGCGAGGATCGACGCCGGAAGCCCGCCCAGGGAGTCGGGCTGTCACCGGCGGAGGTCCTCGCCGCGTTGTGAGACGACGCCGTACGATCGCGCCATGACCACTTCAGGCGACACCCAGACCGACTCGAACCTCTGCTCGCACCCGAACCCGGACGGCGGCTCTCCGTGCTGTCGCCCGCTCGGGCACGACGTCCTCACCGACCATTGGGACGGCGTCGACACGTGGCCGCGCTCGAGCTCGGCCGGCGGCGATGACCTCGGCCGGCAACTCGAGGAGCTCGAGGAGCGACGGCGCTACGCGGCGCTGAAGCCGATCGACGGAGCTCGGCTCTTCACGCTCGAGCGCGACGAGGACGTGACCGGCGTCTCCGGATCGGGCACCGTGGCCGAGGGCGTCGTCTTCTCGGACGGGACCGTGGCGCTCCGCTGGCTCTCGGAGTGGCCGACCTCCGTCGTCTTCCACGACCGCGGGCTCGAGGCGGTCGACGCCGTGCACGGGCATGGCGGGAAGACCCGGATCGAGTTCCGATGACCGCGGCGGAGCACGACCTCGTCGTCGCGGCGAACCCGCGGCACGTCCTCGACGAGCTCGACGAGGCGACCGGCCGGGAGCGGTCGCTGAAGACGAAGGTCCGGCAGACGCTCCGGCCGGCTCCGGAGAAGGCGGTCGTCACCGTCGAGACGATGCACGTCGGCCGGCTCACGGGCTGGGGCGTGAAGTGCTCGGAGCACGGGACGCTCGGGCCGTCGGTCGATGAGCCGCTCGTGATCCCGAAGCGGAAGGCGGCGCGGGCGGTCGGGCTCGACCACGCGCAGCGGGAGCACCCGGAAGGCGCGCGGCTCGTCGTGAAGCGGGCGGAGTAGGGCATGCCGCGCAAGCCGGGCCCGCCGAAGCTCCCGGCGGACGTGATCGCGCTTCACGGGAACAAGTCGAAGCTGTCGGACGAGGAGCTCGAGGAGCGTCGGCGCGAGGAGGCGGCGCTTCGGCCGGCTCCGATCCGTCCCTCGAAGCCGGCGTGGCTCTCGACGTACGCGTCGGAGGCGTGGGACCAGCACGCCGCGCAACTCGAGCGGCTCGGGCTCCTGACGAAGATCGACGCCGGCTCGTTCGCTCTGGCGATGGAGACCTTCGCGCTCGCTCGGTACGCGCTCGAGGACCTCCGGCCGCGCACGGCGACGGGAACGGTCGACCGTCGGACGAAGAAGCTCACGACGACGGAGGTCGATCGAGTGCACGGCGGGATGCTGAAGAAGCACCCGTCCGTCGCCGTCTTCACGTCCGCTCAGGCGGCGTACCTCCGCTGGTGCGTCGAGTTCGGGCTGACGCCGTCCGCGAGGATGGGACTCCGGCCGGCGAGGTCCGCTGGTGCGGCTGGTCGAGGAGGCGCGGGTGACGACGGCGACGGCGCTTCCGAGCTCCTCGGTTACTGACCCGGTCGAGCGGCGGGCGCGGGTCCGGGCGGACCTCGAGCGGTTCTCCGGTCTCCGGGACGTGATCCTCGAGCTCGAGCTCTACGCGGACCTCGAGGCGGAGCTCGATCGGTGCGCGCCACCTCTGTACGTCTCGCCGCTTCCGTCGAGGAAGGTCCGGAGGGAGCTCGGGATCGTCTTCTCCGCCGAGGAGGTCCGGCGCTTCCTCGAGTTCACGATCGGGCTCCGTCACGTGAAGGGGAAGTGGGGCGGGAGCCCGCTCGTCCCGGACCTCTGGCAAGTGCTCTACGTGCTGGCTCCGGTCTTCGGCGTCCGGCAGTCCGACGGCGAGCGCTACTACCGGGAGCTCTTCCTCGAGGTCCCGCGCAAGAACGGGAAGAGCACGCTCTCCGCCGCGCTGACGCTCTATCTCCTCATGGCGGACTCGAACCTGAAGGCCGGCCGGCTGTACGAGCCGGGCGCGGAGGTCTACGCCGCGGCGACAACGACCGCGCAAGCGCTGAACGTGTTCGAGCCGGCTCGGAACATGGCGGCTCGGTCGGCGTACGCGTCGAAGCTGAACGTCCTCGGCTCGGCGCTGATCGTCGACGCGACGCTCTCGAAGTACGAGGTCATCAGCGGCGACCCGGCGAAGGCCGAGGAGAAGATGGGCGGGAACGTCTCGGGCGCGGTGATCGACGAGACGCACGTGCACAAGTCGCGGGCGCTGATCGACACGATCGAGACCGGGACGACGGCTCGGACGCAACCGCTCGTCGTGCACCTCACGACGGCGGGCGCGGACACGGACGGGACGATCTACGCCGAGAAGCACGACCTCGCCGTCGCGATCGGGAGGGGCGAGGTCGAGGACCTTCGGACGTGGGCGGTCGTCTACACGATCCCGAAGGAGCTCGAGGAGTTCTGGGACCAGCCGGAGACGTGGGCGATCGCGAACCCGGGCTACGGCGTCTCGGTCTCGGTCGAGTACCTCGAGGAGCAGGCGAAGAAGGCGCGCCGGTCGGAGCCGAAGCGGCTCTCGTTCCTCCGGCTCCACCTGAACGTCCGCACGGAGGCGGTCTCGCGCTGGATCGACCTCGAGGCGTTCGACGCGTCGGGAGCGTTCCTCGTCCCGACGATGCCAGAGCTCCGCGGGCTGACCGCGTACGGCGGGCTCGACCTCTCGAGCTCGAACGACCTAACCGCGCTCGCCGTGCTGATCCCGCGATGGCAGCCGGACCCGGCCGACCCGGCGTACGAGGTCGAGGTCCTCGAGGTCGTACTCCGCGTGTGGACTCCGCTCGGCCGGATCGACGCTCGACCTCCTCGAGAGCGGGAGCTCTTCCGGCTTTGGCTCGAGACTCCGAACCCGTTCGGCGGCGGGACCGTGCTCCTCGGATGCGAGGGCGAGACCGTGGACTACGACGAGGTCGAGGACGAGGCGATCCGGCTCGCGGACTTCTTCGGCTTCGAGCGACTCGCCTTCGACCGCTGGGGCTCGAAGCAGATGGTCGGGCACCTCCGCTCCGGCGGGCTGACCGTCGTCGAGGTCGGGCAGGGCTTCGCCGGAATCTCGCCGGCGATGAAGGAGACGGAGAGGATCGTCCTCGACCGCCGGCTCCGGCATGGCGGGAACCCGATCCTCCGCTACGCGTTCGGGAACCTCGCCGTCGAGCTCGACCCGTCCGGGAACATCAAGCCGAACCGGAAGCGCTCCGGCGGTCACGTCGACCCGGCGGTCGCCGTGGTGATGGGCGTCGACGCGTACGCCCGGGACACGTACGGCGAGAGCGTCTACGAAGAGCGCGGGCTCTCGACCGCGTAACCCGATTACGCACGCGACCGCGTAACTCTGTTACGGTCTCCTCGTGACCAGCAGTACCGACCACGAAGGAGAACCCACCATGACCACCTCGACCGAGCTCCGCGAGCTCGCTCTCCGCTGGATCGAGGCGACCGTCGCCTACGACCGGCTCGTCGCGATCCCGTTCCTCGACCGTCCCTCGACCGACGACGCTCGGCTCGCCGTGGGCGAGGCGTTCCGTGCCTACGCCGCGGCTCGAGGCTTCCGCACCGGCGACCGCGTCTCGCTCCTCCCGGGAGCCGCGTCGAAGGAGGCGTCGTGCGGACTGGCCGACGTCGTCCGCGTCAACTCCGAGACCGTCACCGTCGAGCGGCTCTTCGACGGGAAGACCTACCGCGTCGACCCGAAGTTCCTCCGGGCGAACTACTACGACCTCGAGCTCGAGGCGAAGGCGCTCCTCGAGGTCGACGAGGACCTCCCGGTCGTCGTGATCCCGTGCGGCGGGCGGAAGACGCCGTACGCCGCGCCGGCGCAGGACTTCTACGTCGGCTCGTACTTCCGGGCGATGCTGGCCGCGGCTCGCTCGCTCACCTCGGACGACCTGATCTTCGTCCTCTCCGGGAAGCACGGCTTCGTCTCGCTCTCGACCGAGCTCGAGCCGTACGAGCAGAGGATCGACGAGCCCGGCGCGGTCTCGGCGGAGGACCTCCGTCGGGACGTGGCGCTCGCGCCGGCGCTGGACGACGTCTTCGCCGCTCGCCGGTCGGTCGTCGTGCTCGCCGGCTCCGCCTACGCCGGCCGGGCGGTCGAGGCGTTCGGCTCCGGCGCTCGGATCGTCCTCCCGTTCGAGGGAGCTCGAGGGATCGGGGACCACCTCGCCCGGGCGAAGGAGCTCCGGGAAGCCGACGTCGAGCTCGACGAGCCCGATCCGGGCGCGTACCTCCGGCCCGACGAGGTCCCGTCCGGCGAGCCGTGCTCGCACCTCGAGAAGCCGCTCGTCCACCGCGGGTCCGGTCACCTGAACGACGGGCCGGCGCTCCTGTGCCCGGGATGCGGCGCAGAGGTCGAGCTCGAGGCGTTCCAGCGGGCCGCGGCGAAGGAGCTCCTCGAGGCGTCCCGCTCGGTCGGGCAGGCCGGGAGCTCCGACCGCTGGTCGAAGGCGGTCGAGCGCTACCTCGACGTCGTCGGCTTCCGGCCCGGCGACCGGGCGTACGTCTCCGGGCGCGCCGCGCTCGGGCCCGCCTACGAGCCCGCCCGGGAGCACGACCCGCGCTTCGGGAAGGTGACGAACATCGTCGGCCGGGACGAGGACGGGAACTACCTCGTCACCTTCGACGAGGCGGAGGAGGGCTCGGCTCCGGCGAAGTGCCCGGCCGGCTGGCTCCGGCCGATCGTCGCGGACCTCCTGACCGCGGCAGGCGAGGTCCTCGACTCCGACCTCGAGCCGGTCGCCGGCGCACCGGCGGACGAGTCGGCGTGCCGCGGGCACCACGGGCCCGGGCTCCCGGGCTCGTGCGCTCTGTGCGGCGAGGCTCGGTCGATCGAGCTCGAGACCGTGGCGCTCCTCGCCGGCGAGGAGGTCGTCTCGATTGGGACCGACGAGCAGGGCCGGCAGAAGCTCCGGCTCCGCTCCGAGCTCGAGCTCCCGGACGAGGAGCGCTCGGCGGTCATGCGGGAGGGGCTGATCTTCCTCGCGGACGACGTCGAGGTCCCGGCGTGCGACTCGTGCGACGGCGAGCGCGTGGTCTTCCGGTCCGGGCAGATGGTCCCGTGCCCGGAGTGCGTCGACGAAGTCGCCGGCTCGAGCTCGAAGGCGGTCGGCCGATGAAGGCGATCCACGCTCTCGAGAGGAACGAGCGCTTCCACGCCGTCCGGAACTTCGCCGGGCTCCCGGTCCGGATCGTCTGGGACGGGCTCCGGCAGAAGTCGACGGCGACGACCCTCGAGGGCGTGCTCCTCTCGGTCGCGACCTCGAACCTCGGAACCGGGACGGAGCTCGCGATCGTCCGTCCGTTCCCGGGCGGCGGCTGGGATCAGGCGGTCTCGCTCGCGACGATCTTCTCCGTCGAGGAGCTCGAGGACGACGAGCTCGAGCAGGCTCGAGCCCGTGCCCGGAGCGCGTCGTGAGTCCGGCGCGTCGAGCTCACCGTCGAGCCGGCGGTCGGCCGGCTCCCGCTCCGGCTCCGGAGCGCGACGTCGTGAAGGACCGGGCGACCTCGATCGCGACGGCGATCGTCTTCTTCGTGCTCCTCGCCTTCGTGCTGATCCCGGTCGTCTGGGCTCTCGTGCACGGCTACCGATGGGCTCTCTCGTGAACGGGCGCGGGTGGCTCTACCGCGTGGCTCGAGGCTGGGGCGACGTCGACGCCGTCCGGCGTGGCCGCGTCGGGAAGCGCGTCGCTCGACGTGCGGCCGGCCGAGCGACCGGGCGCTTCCTCGGGAGGCTCTTCCGATGACCCGCGAACCGAAGCGCGTCACGATGGGCCCGGCGGCTCGCCGGCAACTCCTCGAGTCGGAGCTCGGCGGAGCTCGAGGCATCGTCGTGCAGCGCGAGAAGAAGCTCGAGGAGGCTCGAGCCGCTCGGAACCGGGCGATCGTCGGGCTCGGTCGACTCCCGGAGAGCGTCCGCCCGACCTCGACGGAGGTCTCGAAGCTGGCCGGCGTCTCGAGGCAGTACGTCGTCCGGCTCTGGGAGGCGTAGTACCGTCTCGAGCGCTGGGGACGGAGCGATGCTCCGACTCTTCGAGGAGGGACCCGTGGCTCCGGCCGCGGGTCCCTTCCGCGTCCCGCCGAAGGTCGCGGCGTAGTCTGCCGATCATGCTCGGACCTCGCCCGCTCGTCCTTCGTCGTCGCGTGCTCGTGAACCTGAAGACCGGGAAGGCGCTCGAGGGCGTGCTCTGGACGAGGCGTCGGGGCGTGCTGGTCCTGAAGGACGCGACGCTCCTCGAGCCGAAGGTCCCGCCCGTGAAGGTCGACGGCGAGGTCCTCGTCGATCGAGCGAACGTCGACTTCGTGCAGGTCGCGCCCGCACGACCGAAGGAGTAGCACGTGGCCGTCGTTCAGAGCTCCGGAAGCCTCGTCTCGACTGGCTCGTCCTGGGGACCTCCGGCTCCTCGGAACGGGCTCGAGCTCTACCGCGGCGTGGTCGAGGACTACGCCGCGCTCTACCGGACGCAGCCGAACGTCCGGCTCTGCGTCCGCTTCCTCGGTCGGATGGCCGCGTCCCTCCCGCTGAAGGGCTACCGCCGCGTCTCGTTCGACGAGCGCGAGGAGCTCCCGTCGACGCACGAGCTCGCGCAAGTCCTGAAGTCGCCGTTCCCGGCCGCGCCGAAGCCTCCGACGAGGCATCGCTTCGTCCGGACGATGGTCGAGGACCTCGCGATCTTCGACCGCTACTACGCGGTGAAGATCAGGAACACGAACACGGGCCGGCTGAACATCGTCCGCGTTCCTCCGCAGATGATGAAGCCCGTCGGCGGGACGTGGATCGGCCCGGCGAAGTACGAGCTCTTCGGCTCGGGCCCGTCGAGGTTCTTCGAGCCGTCCGACGTGATCCACCTCTTCGGGCATGACCCGGCGAACCCGAACGACGGCGTCTCGCCGCTCGAGGCGCTCCGGCGCGTGCTGGCCGAGGACTCCGCCGCGGGCGAGTACCGCGAGCAGTTCTGGAAGAACGCGGCGCGGGTCCCGGGCGTGCTCACCCGGCCGGCCGAGGTCCCGAAGTGGAGCGACCCGGCGCGCGAGCGCTTCCTCGAGGACTGGCGGGCGACGTGGACCGGCTCCGGGACCGAGGCCGGCGGTACGCCCGTGCTCGAGGAGGGGATGACCTTCGAGCAAACGGGCTTCTCCGCGAAGGACTCGGAGTACCTCGGAGCTCGCCGGCTCTCGAGGGAGGAGGCCGCGGCGCTCTTCCACATTCCGCCGGCGTTCGTCGGCATCCTCGAGAATGCCAACTTCGCGAACATGCGCGAGCAGCACGTCGGGCTCTACGTCGACACGCTCGGCCCGTGGCTCGACTGGATCACGACCGAGCTCGAGATTCAGCTTCTCCCGGACCTCGCGGACGTCGACGACGTGTACGTCGACTTCTCGCTCGAGGCGAAGCTCGCCGGCAACTTCGAGGAGCAGGCGACCGCGATCCAGAGCTCGACGGGCGCGCCGTGGATGACCCGGAACGAGGCGCGGGCGCTCCGCAACCTCCCGCCGGTCGAGGGAGGCGACGCGCTGGTCGTCCCGCTGAACGTGCTCGTCGGCGGGCTCGCTTCTCCGACCGACACGGCTCCGCCCGCCATCGGCGCGGCCGGCCGGCCGAGCTCGAGCTCGAAGCACCAGCACCAGCACGGGACGAAGTCCGCGCCGGCGTACCGGGCCGGCTGGGAGGCGAAGCACCTCGAGGTCCTGACCGCGTTCTTCGAGCGGCAGAAGAACGCGGTCCTCTCCCGGCTCGGCGCTCGGAACCCGGTCGAGGTCGCCTTCGACGTCGACCGCTGGAACGAGGAGCTCGGCGTCGACCTCCTCGCGCTCTCCTCGAGCATGGCCGAGGACCTCGGCGGGCAGATGGCGGCGGAGTGGGGCGGCGAGTTCTCGCTCGACCGGGCGCTCCCGTACCTCCGGGAGAACGCTCGGATCAGCGCGGAGAAGATCAACGCGACCACCTACGCCGCGCTGGCCGAGGCGGTCGGCGTCCCGTCGGCGGCGTCCCGGTCGGGCTCGAAGCTCCTCGACGACCTCCTCCTCGAGCTCGACGGCGTCGACCTCCTCGACGACGAGACGCCGGACGACCCGACCGATCCCGTCGTCTCCGCCCGTGAGGTCTTCGCCGTGGCGCTCGCCGCTCGAGCCGCGCAGATCGCGACGAGCCGGACGACGTCTCTCGGAGAGTGGAGCCGGCGCGAGGGAGCCGGGCAGGCCGGCGTCCGGACGAAGACGTGGAACGTCAACGCGTCACCCTCGAGGCACGGCTCGCTCGACGGCGAGACCGTCGGGCTCGACGAGACCTTCTCGAACGGCGCGCAGTGGCCGGGCGATCCCATCCTCCCGGCGGACGAGTCCGCGGGCTGTCTCTGCTCGCTCACCTTCGGCAACTAAGGAGCCACCATGACCACGAAGCGACGTACCTCCGGACTGGCCTACGGGCTGAAGACCCTCACCGGAGAGGGGGCCGGCGTCTTCGAGGCGATCGTCTCGGTCTTCGGGAACGTGGACTACGCCGGCGACCGCGTCCTCTTCGGCGCGTTCGCAAACTCGCTCGAGGCGTGGAAGAGCTCGGGCGACCCGATCCCGGTCATCTTCTCGCACCAGTGGGACGACCTCGACTCGCACGTCGGCGTCGTGCTCGAGGCCGAGGAGCTCGCGCCCGGCGATGCCCGGCTCCCGGAGGAGCTCAAGGCGAACGGCGGGCTCTGGGTGAAGTTCCGGCTCGACGTCGAGGAGGACTTCGCCGGCCGGCTCGCGAAGAAGCTCGAGCGGCGCTCGCTCCGGGAGTTCTCCTTCGCGTACGACGTGAAGGTCGAGCGGCGCGCCGGCGACGGAGCGAACGACCTCGTCGAGCTCGATCTGATCGAGGTCGGACCCTGTCTCAAGGGGATGAACCCGTCGACCGCGCTCATGTCGAAGGCGCTCGAGGACCTCCCGGACGAGGACCGGGCCGAGCTCGGGATGAAGGTCTTCGAGGACCTCCGGGCGATGGGCGAGCTCGAGCAGGCGACCGCGCTCGCGAAGACCTTCTCGCACGCGTTCCTTCCGCTCGACGACGACCCGTCGCGGTGCGTCCTCTGTGGTCTCACCCGGTCGACGCTCGGGCACCTGAACATGGTCTCCCGGGAGCCGGGCGACTCGAAGTCGGCCGCGCCGATCACCTACGCCGGCTCGGCCGAGGAGCGGCAAGCGGCGATCCTCGAGGCGGCGTACGAGTGGGCGTCCGCCGGCGACGTCGGGAACGGAGGCTTCTACGGCGTGCACCTCGACGCGACCTTCGACGAGCGCGCCGTGATCGTCGTCGAGGGCTGGAACGATCCCGTCGGGACCGGCATCCCGTACGAGGTCGCCTACTCGATCGAGGACGGCGCGGCCGTGCTCGAGGAGCCCGTCGAGGTCGTCGTCGAGGCGACCACGCGCTCGAAGGGCCGGCGGTCCGCGTGGAAGTCGGAGAGCGGCGCTATGGTCTCGGACCAGCCGAAGACCGACAAGGCGAAGGCCAAGAGCGGCACGCTCGAGGAGCCGGAAGTCGAGGATCAGGTCGAGGGCGACGACCCGGGAGCCGATCCCGCGCTCGTCGAGCTCGCGATCGCAGACCTCGAGCTCGGAAGCGAAGGAGCGGCTCCCTCCCCCATCTGATCCCCGGGAGGGACCATGACCACGAAGACCCGCGACGAGCTCCTCCTCGCCAAGACCGCCGAGCTCGAGAGCGCTCGGACCATCGCCGCGAAGGCCGAGGCCGAGGGACGCAACCTCTCCGGCGAGGAGCGGACGCAGATCAAGGCGCACATCGACGAGGCGCGCAAGTCGCACGGCGCGATCCTCGAGCTCGACGGCGACGCGAAGCTCCTCGAGGACCTGAACGTCCTCGGGCAGCCCGTGGGCGAGCTCGCGAAGGCCGGCGGCGTCCGGCCCGGCAAGGGCAAGACGTGGGGCGAGCGCTTCACCGAGTCGGCCGACGTGAAGTCCTGGCTCGAGCGCATCGCTCCGACCGGCATCATCCCGGACTCGACGAAGGGCATCAGCAGCCCGCCCGTCGCGTTCTCCGCGAAGGACATCCTCGCCGGCGGCGTGACCGACGGCGACGGCGCGGCCGGCGCGCTGGTGAACCCGCAGTGGCTCGGGCTCCTCGACGGGCTCGGGCAGTTCCAGCGTCCGCTTACGATCGCGGACCTCGTCACCCGCGGCCAGACCGACGGCGACACCGTGAGCTATGCCCGCGTGGTCGGCTTCACGAACAACGCGGCTCCCGTCCCGGAGGCTCGGGGCGCTTCGCAGACGGGCGCGACCTCGCCGCAGGTCACCGGCCGGAAGCCGGAGTCGAGCATGGAGCTCGAGAAGGTGACGACGAACGTCAAGACCCTGGCTCACTGGCTCCCGGCGACGAAGCGGGCGCTCTCGGACGCCGCGCAGATCCGGACCCTGATCGACGAGTTCCTCCGCTACGGGCTGGCCGAGGAGCTCGAGGACCAGATCGTCTCGGGCGACGGGAACGGCGAGAACTTCGAGGGCATCCTCGAGGTCGATGGCATCCAGAGCATCCCGTTCGAGACGGACCTCCTCGTCACGACCCGGAAGGCGAAGACCGCCATCCGCGTGAACGGGCGCACGGCTCCGACCGCCTACGTCCTGAACCCGGAGGACAACGAGCGCTTCGACCTCATGCGGGACGGCTCGGGAGGCTCCGAGAACAGTGGAGCCTTCCTCTTCGGCGGGCCGGCGTCGACCGGCGTGCAGACGCTCTGGGGTCTCCCGCGGCTCGAGTCGGAGGCGGTCCCGGTCGGAACCGGCATGCTCGCCAACTGGAAGATGGCGGTCCTCTGGGATCGCGAGCAGGCCGCGCTCACCGTGAGCGACTCGCACGAGGACTTCTTCGTGCGGAACCTCGTCGCGATCCTGGCCGAGATGCGCGCCGCGTTCGGCGTGATCCGCCCGCTCGCGTTCGCGGCGATCGACCTCAACTCGGGCAGCTAGTCCGAGCCCGGGCGTGATCCGCCCGGGAGTCGAAGAGCAGGACGGGCCCGGAGTGATCCTCCGGGCCCGTTCGCGTCTCGACCTACGCTCGCCGGCATGGCGACACCGATCCTCGTCCCTCGTCGCGCTGGCGACCCTCACCGCGACCGCGTCTGGCGCTGGCTCCGCGGCCGACTCGAGCTCGAGCTCCCGGACTGTCCCGTGGTCGAGGGGCACCACGAGCTCGGCCCGTTCTCGAGGTCGGCCGCGCTGAACCGAGCCGCACGTGAGGCTCCTCCGTGGGACGTGGCGCTGATCCTCGACGGCGATACGCACGTCGACCCGCGCCAAGTCCGGGACGCGCTCGAGCTAGCACGGGAGACCGGCCGGCTCGTCTACGCGTTCGAGGACCTCCGGGCGCTGACCTTCGCCGGGACCGAGGCGGTCCTCGAGGGCTTCCGCGGGTATTGGGGGCGCTGGACGAAGTGGACGAAGGAGCGGTCGCCGTCGTCGGCTCTCGCCGTCCCTCGGGAGCTCTGGGACGCCGTGGGCGGCTTCGACGAGCGCTTCGCCGGCTGGGGCTGGGAGGACGTGGCGTTCCGTCGGCAGGCGAACGAGCTCGGCGGCGAGGAGCTCCGCGTCCCGGGCGAGGCGTGGCACCTCTGGCACCCGCGGAGCCCGGCTCGTGATCCTCGGCGCGCGGAGTACCGCGCGGCGGAGGAGCTCGGCGCTCGGTACAAGCGGGCGAGCTCGATCGAGCTCGAGGAGCTCCGGCTCGAGGCGAAGCGGGCCCGGGCCCGGACGGCGGTCGTCCTCATGGCGAACGGGCGGCGCTCGTACCTCCAGCGGACGCTCCCGGGGCTCTTCCGGCTCCTCGAGCACGAGCTCGTCGAGGACCTGATCGTTCACGACGACTCGGACGACCTCGAGTTCCGGCGCTGGCTCCTCGAGGAGCTCGATCGAGGCTCGAGGATCACGCCGACGATGGTCACGACGAGCCGAGCGGGCTACGCCGGCGCGATGGCTTCGGCGTGGCGGGCCGCGGCCGAGACCGGGCTCCCGCTGATCTTCTGGCTCGAGGAGGACTTCGTGCTCGGAGACGTCCCGCTCGAGGGGATGGCCGAGCTCCTCGAGGCGCGCGGCGAGCTCGCTCAAGTCGTGCTCCGGCGGCAGCCGTGGTACCCGCGAGAGCGGCGGGCGGGCGGGCTCCTCGAGGTCTTCCCGGGCTCGTTCGTCGACGTCGACGAGCCGGTCCCGCACGTCGAGCACGAGGTCTTCTTCTCCGTGAACCCGACGCTCTTCCGGGCCGAGCTCCTCGCTCGTCCGTGGCCGGGCGTGAAGGGCTCGGAGAAGGTCTTCGGGGACGAGCTCCTCCGGGACCAGCCGCACCGGCGCTTCGCCTTCTGGGACTCGAGCTCGAGTCCGCCGGCGGTCGAGCACATCGGAGAGGAGCGGGCCGGGCATGGTTACTGATCGCGTCGCCTTCTTCGCCGGCGAGGGGCACTTCCTCGACCACCTCGCGCCCGTCTGGCACGACCTGCCGGACGAGTACCGGGCCGGCTTCTACGTCCGGGACGAGGACCTCGTCGCTCACGCCCGGGCCCGGGGGCTCGAGCCCGTCGTCGGCGTCCCGGAGCACGGCGTGCTGACCTACGTCGCGGCGATCGGAGACCTCCGGCGCGTGACGAAGGAGGACCGTCGCCGGCCGATCGTCCTCGCGGAGCACGGAGCCGGACAGACGTACTCGAGCCGGCATCCGTCGTACGCCGGCGGGCTCGGCCGGGAGAACGTCGTCCTCTTCGTCGTCCCGAACATGCACGCGGCGAAGCGGAACCGCGCCCGCTACCCGCGCACGCCGAACGCGGTCGTCGGATGCCCGAAGCTCGACGGCTGGCACCCGGACCCGCCCGCTGGTCCGCCGGTCGCCGTCGTCTCGTTCCATTGGCGATGCAAGGTCGCGCCGGAGACCGACACGGCGTACGACCACTTCGTCCCGGTCCTCGAGTCGGCGCGGGCCGAGCTCGAGCGCGCCGGCGTCGAGCTCCTCGCGCACGCTCACCCGCGGCTCCTCCCGGAAGCGGGCCCGGTCTTCTCCGAGCTCGGGCTCGAAGTCGTCGAGGACTTCGAGGAGGTCGTCCGCCGGGCGCACGTCTACGCCGTCGACAACTCGTCGACGCTCTTCGAGTTCGCCGCGCTCGACCGGCCCGTCGTCGTGCTCAACTCGCCGCGCTACCGCCGGGGCGTCGAGCACGGGCTTCGCTTCTGGAAGGACGCGAACGTCGGCGTTCAGGTCGACCACCCGGAGCACCTCGTCGCCGGCATCCTCCGGGCGCTCGAGGACCCGTCGCCCGTCCGCCGGTCCCGGGAGCGCGCCGTGGCGCGGGTCTACCCTGTCCGCGATGGCACGAGCGCAGCACGAGCAGCGAACGCGGTTCTCGAGGAGCTCGGCGTGAAGCGCTGTCTCGTCTGCTCGAGTACCTCGTGCTCGTGCACCAGCACGGGCGAGCCGGCGAACGTCGTCGCCGTCGACCAGCGAGTGAGGAGCTCCACCATGCCCGGATCGAAGAAGAAGCGGTACAAGAACCCGACGGGCCCGGGCTACGTGCTCCTCTCTGACGAGCGAGCTCGGAGGATGGGGCTCCTCGAGGACGTCGACGCTCCCGCTCCGACGCCGGCCGGCGCGTCCCGTCGCCCGGCCGTCCCGAAGGGGGCGCTCGCGCCCGGCGGTCCGACCGCTCGAGCTCGAGCGAAGGCGCAGGCCGACCCGGAGCCCGCCGGCGCACCGGCCGAGGGAGCCGACGAGCCGCTCGAGCCGGCCGAGCCCGGCGCGCCCGCCCGGCAGAAGAAGCGGGACCAGCCGACCGCCGGCTCGCGTCGTCGGCGTCCGGCCGGCGAGAAGGCCGCGGAGTAGTGGAGCCGCTCGCAACCCTCGAGGAGCTCGAGACGTTCCTCGAGGACTCCGTCGACCCGGCGTCCGGCCGGCTCTACCTCGAGCTCGCGTCCGGCGAGGTCCGGGCGTACACGGGGCAGGAGTTCACGCCGCGCACCGACGACGAGCTCGAGCTCGACGGGCGCGGGACGGCGGTCCTCCTCCTCCCGGAGCTCCCGGTCCTCGACGTCTCGCTCGTCGAGGAGGGACCCGGCGGCGCGCGGACGGAGCTCCCGGGCCCGTCCTCGAGCTCGCCCGTCTGGGAGTGGTCGGAGACCGGCATCCTCCGCCGGCGGTCCGGCGTCTGGGCTCGGCGCTTCCGGCACTACCGCGTCGTCTACTCGCACGGCTGGGACCCGATCCCGGACGTCCCGAAGGGCGTCGCGCTCTCCGTCGCCGCTCGCTCGCTCGAGTCGCCCGGAGGCGGGCTCCGCTCCGAGACGCTCGGGCGGTACTCGTACACGATGGCGGGAGCCGAGGCCGGCGTCGGGCTCTTCGCTCCGGACCGGCTGGCGCTCGCGCCGTTCGTCGTCGGCTCGGCTCCTCGCCCGCGCCCGTCCTCGAGCTACGGCTCCGGGAGCGGCTCGTGACCTTCCGCCGGCTCCTCGACCGGCGCGTGACCGTGCGCGGCCGGATCGTCGTCGGGAAGGACGACCGGAACGACGACGTCCTCGGGCCGGGCCCGGAGCACGTCGACGTCCCGGCGGCGCGCGAGCTCGAGGGAGCCGACGAGCAGACAGACGACCGGGACGCGCAGGAGCGGCGCTTCGTCTACCTGATCCCGGCGCGCCACCGCGGGACGATGCTCTCGATCGACGGCTACTCGGAGGTCGACGACGGCGACGAGACCTTCTCCGTCGTGGGCGAGCCGGAGCTCGTCGTCCGCCGGCGCGGCGGTCGCCCGCACCACTTCGAGCTCCTCGTCGAGCGGAGGTCCTGACGATGGGCGTCTTCGTCCCGAACCCGACCTTCGAGCAGGCGGTCCTCCGGTCGCCGGAGGTCCGCGAGACCCTCCTCGAGCTAGCGGAGGAAGGAGCCGACCGCGCTCGAGACCTCGCTCCCGACGATCCCTCGACCGGGCCCGACGAGGACCTCGCCGGCTCGATCGTCGGAGAGGTACTCCTCACGCCGGACGGCTTCCGCGGGCGCGTTATCGCGCGGAACTACAAGGGGCTCTTCTTCGAGGCGGGCACGATCGACAACGCGCCGCGCCCGTTCCTCCGGCCGGCGCTCGAGCAGATGGGGCTCGAAGTCGGAGACGAGGAGCTCGGACCGTGACGGACCTCCTCCCGCCCGACCTCGAGACCGTCGCGATCGAGTGGCTCTCCACCTCGACCGAGCTCGTCGAGCTCCTCGGCTCGGCCGACTTCGTCGCCGGCAAGCTCCGCCGCGGCTTCACGAAGGGCGACCGGGCGGTCCGGATCACGCGCACCGGCGGCACGCCCGACCCGGCCGCGGACGGCTGGCTCGACCGGGCCCGGCTGACCGTCGAGGCGTTCGCCGGCGACGACCTCGAGGCGTACAACATCGCCGCGCGAGCGCTGGTCGAGCTCCGGAAGCTCGGCGGGCAGAAGGTGACCGGAGGCGTCGTGACGGCGGTCCGGCAGGACCTCGGGCTCCGGCGCATCCCGGACCCGATCAGCGGAGCTCATCGCTACGAGTTCGCCGCGATCCTCTTCGCGCACCCGGCCGAGTCCTAGAGTCGCGCTCGTCGATCCAACCGGGCCCGGGCCCGGCACCCTCACCCGAAGGACACACCATCATGGGCAAGAACGCTTCCGAGCTCGTCGTCGGCTCGAACGGCTCGATCTTCTCCGCTCCGATCGGCTCGCCGCTCCCGGACTCGATCCACGATCCCTTCGACCCGGAGTTCTGGATCGACCTCGGCTACGTGACCGAGGACGGCGTGACGTGGAACGACGGGAAGTCCGTCAACTCGATCCGGGCGTGGCAGTCGTTCTACGACCTCCGCCGCGTGATCGAGTCCCGGGAGGGGACGGCGTCCTTCGGGCTCATGCAGTGGAACGGCGACACCGTGAAGCTGGCCTACGGCGGCGGCGACGTCGTCGAGACCGCTCCGGAGGCGTACCGCTTCGTCCCGCCCGCTCCCTCCGAGACCGGCGAGACGATGCTCGGGATCGAGTGGGAGGACGGAGACAAGGACTACCGGCTCGTCCTCCCGGCCGGCATGGTCTCCGAGGGCGTCGAGACGAACATCGTCCGCACGGAGGCCGGCGTCCTGCCGATCACGTTCGCGGTGCTCGGCCGCGATGGTCAGGACCCGTGGTACTTCGACACGAACGACCCGGCGTTCGCCGCGGCCGCGGGGAGCGGCTCGTGAGCGAGGCGGCGGAGGTCGTCGAGGTCCCGCCGGCGGCGTCGAAGAGGATCGACCTCGACGCAGCCCGGGCCGCTCGAGCCGAGGCGAAGCGGAAGGCGGCGGAGGAGGCCGGGACTTCGGTCGAGGACCCGCACGTGATCCTCGGCGGCGAGCGGTACGACCTCGCTCCGGAGCTCCCGGTCGGCGCGCTGACCGCGTTCGGGGCGCTCTTCGCCGTCGCCGGCGAGGACGACGACGACCGCGTGAACCTCGAGGCGCTCGGCTCCCTCGAGGAAGCGGCGAGCTCGCTCTTCGGGGAGGCGTGGCCGAAGCTGAAGGGGCACGGGCTCTCGTTCGAGGACCTCGAGGTCCTCCTCGACGGCGCGCTCGGCGCGTACGGGATCGAGCTCCCAAACTCCTAAGCCTCGGCGTCTTCGTTCTCGAACACTGGACGACGCTCGAGGCTGACTGGACGAGGTACTACGAGCCGGCGGTCCCTTCGCTCCCGCTCGCGATCTGGGGGCCGGAGCCGATCACGCTCCGGCGCTTCGAGCTCCTCGTGCGGAACCTCCCGGACGAGTCCCAGACGATCCGGGCGATCGGCGGCTCGATCCGGCCCGGGCAGTGGCACAACGTCGAGGAGCTCCTCGCGACCCTGATCGAGACGGTCTTCGAGGGGCACCGGCTCCTCTTCTCGATCCACTCGAAGAAGGGCCGGCGTCCGCCCGACGCGATCAAGGTCCCTCGGCCGGCCGGGACCGCCGGGCAGACTCAGCGGAAGCGGCAGTCGACGACCGAGGAGCTCCTCGAGGTCTTCGGCCCGTCGAAGAACGTCGTCATCAGGTACACGCCGAAGAAGGAGGAGGAGTAGAGCATGCCCGGCTTCTCCGCTGGCTCGGCGTACGTCGACCTCGTCCCTCGGCTTCAGCAAGGCTGGTCCGGCGCGGTCGAGAAGGAGGTCGACGGACCGCTCGGCCGGATCAGGGGCAAGAGCGCGGCGATCGGGAAGGCGATCGGGCTCGGGCTCGGCGCGGGCGTGATCGGCGGCGGAGCGCTCCTCCTCAAGATGGGCTCCGACCTCGACGGCGCGCTCGACAACCTTCAGACGAAGACCGGCTTCACCGGAGCCGAGCTCTCGAAGCTCGAGGACTCCTTCCGGAACGTCGGGAAGCGCGTCCCGAACGACCTCGCGGAAGTGTCCGACGCCGTCGCGCTGGTGGCGCAGAAGACCGGGCTCTCCGGGCAGCCGCTCGAGGAGCTCTCGACGCAACTCCTCACGCTCTCGAGGATCACCGGGACCGACCTCGCGACGAACGTCGAGGCGACGGCGCGGGTCTTCGGAGACTGGGGGATCGCGACCGAGGACCAGTCCGCGAAGCTCGACTTCCTCTTCCGGGCGTCCCAGAAGACCGGCGTCCCGGTGGCCGACCTTCAGGAGAAGCTGACCAAGTTCGGCGGGCCGCTCCGGCAACTCGGCTTCGGCTTCGAGGAGTCGGCCGCGCTGATCGGGAAGTTCCAGAAGGAGGGCGTGAACACCGACCTCGTGATGGGCTCGCTCCGGATCAGCCTCGGGAAGATGGCGAAGGCCGGCGAGGACCCGAAGGCGACCCTCGCTCGAGTCACGGACGAGATCAAGAACGCGGGCTCCGCCGGCGAGGCGAACGCGCTCGCGCTCGAGCTCTTCGGCGCTCGGGCCGGGCCCGATATGGCCGCGGCGATCCGGGAGGGGCGCTTCGAGGTCGGAGACCTCGTCGCGGACCTGAAGAACGGGAAGGGCACGATCGAGGGGAGCGCGGCGGCGACCGACGACTTCGGGGAGAAGTTCTCGAAGCTGAAGAACCGGATCATCCTCGGACTCGAGAAGCCGGCCGGGCAGGCGTTCGACGCCGTGAACGTCCTCTTCGACAAGATGGTTCCCTTCGGGGAGTGGCTCGCGGATCGGCTCCCGGGAGCGTTCGACGCGGTCGAGCAGGCGGTCCGTCCGTTCCTCGACTCCGCGAAGCAACTCTTCGACGTGATCTTCCGCGGGGACTTCACCGGCGGGCCGTTCGCGGAGGACTCGCCGTGGATCGACGGCGCGTTCCGGATTCGGGAGTTCTTCGTCGAGCAACTCCTCCCGGCGGCGAAGGAGTTCTTCGGCTGGCTCGAGCGGAACGCGAAGCCGATCCTCGCCGTCGTCGGCGGCGCGTTCCTCCTCCTCGCCGCTCCGTTCCTCACCGTCGGCGCGGCGCTCTTCGCGGCGTACGTGAAGTTCGAGGGCTTCCGGAAGGTCGTCGACACCGTGGCGCGCTGGCTCGTCGCGAACGTCCCGCCGGCGCTCGAGAAGATGCGCGCAGGGATCGCGGTCGCGTTCGAGTGGCTGAAGACGAACGTCCCGCCGATCGTCGCCGCGATCGTCGCCGGGATCATGGTCGCGTGGGCGTGGGTGCGCGACAACGTGCTCCCGATCGTGAAGACCATCGTCTCGACCATCGTCGAGGCGGTCCGGTCGGTCGTCGCGTGGGTCGAGGAAAACTGGCCGCGGATTCAGGCGGCGATCGCGTCCGTCATGGCCCAAGTCCGGTCGACGATCGAGACCGCGGTCTCGATCATCATGTGGATCTGGAACACGTTCGGAGACGAAATCCTCTCCGTCCTCACGACCGCGTGGGACTTCGTCCGGCGGACCGTCGAGAACGCGATCAACTTCGTTCGCTCGATCATCGAGGGCGTGCTCTCGCTGATCGCGGGCGACTGGTCCGGCGCGTGGGACGGGATCATGGGGGCGCTCTCCGCGATCTGGGATCAGATCGTGAACCTGATCGGCTCGGCGGGCGAGCTCGCGCTCGACGCGCTCGAGGCCGTGCTCTCGCTCTTCCGGGAGGCGTGGGACGCCGCGTGGGAGCTCATGACCGACACGCTCGGCGCGATCTGGGACGGGCTGACCGACGCGGCTAAGGGGGCGCTGAACGGGCTCCTCGGCGCGCTCGAGGCCGGGATCAACGCGGCGATCGGGCTCCTAAACACGGCGCTCGACGGGATCGACAAGGCCGCGGGCCCGCTCGTGAACTTCGGGGAGATTCCGGAAGTCGACCTCCCGGAGCTCCGCGCCGGCGGCGGTCCGGTCCGACCCGGGAAGGACTACATCGTCGGAGAGCTCGGCCCGGAGCTCCTCCGGATGCGCGGGACCGGCGGGCACGTGTTCCCGAACCACGCGCTCGACTCGATCACCGGCTCGAGCTCGGGCTCGGGCGTCGTGCTTCAGGACGGCGCGGTGCGCGTCGACGCTCGAGGGATCGACGAGCCGGAGACCGTGGGGGACTACGCCGCGAGGTCGATCGGCTGGCGGCTGAACGTCGGAGGGAAGCGCTAGTGGCAGCCGGAGACCTCGTCGTCGACGAGTACCACCTCGAGCTCCGCGGGCTCCTTCACGGGCCCGGGACTCGCTTCCATTGGGACGGGCCGTGGGCCGGCTTCGGGCTGACCGTGAAGCCGAGCGACTTCGACCTCGAGCAGAGCGACGGCTCGTACTCCGGCCGGGACCTCCTCGCGTCTCGCGTGCTGACCTTCCCGGTCGGCTGGGGCGGGCACGGGCCCGAAGACGTCATGCTCGACTTCTCGGAGCTCCTCGAGGCGTGGCGCAACTCGAGGAGCGAGGACCTCGAGCTCTGGATGATGCTCCCGGGCTGGGGGCGCTTCTACGTCGTCGGCCGACCTCGAGGTCTCGTCGAGGACCTGACCATGCTCAAGTCCGGCGAGGCTCGAGCGCTCCTCACGTTCCAAGCGAACGACCCGACGGTCTACTTCCCGGACGGCTCGGGCTCCTAGGCTCGCCCGCGTGTCCTTCGCCTTCCAAGCGCTGAAGACCGCTCTCGGCTCCGGCTTCGACTGGACGACGGCGGACGTCCGGCTCCTCCTCCTCGACGCGGCGGGCGGCTTCTCCGAGGACCCGACGCTCGACTTCGTCTCGGCGGTCGACGGCGAGCTCGCGACGGACGGCTACGCCCGGCAGCCGATCACCGGCCGGACGACCGAGCGCGACGACGACGAGCTCCTCGTCCGCTGGCACGCCGACGCGACGGTCTTCCCGGACCTCGGGCCCGGGCTCGGCGGGCCGTCGGTCGGCGGAGCGATCGTCTTCGTCTTCGTCACGGACGACTCGGACTCCTGGCCGGCGCTCTACCTCGACGACGTCGACGCCGCGACCGAGGGGACGGACTTCACCGTGAGCTATGACGCGGCCGGGCTCGTTCGTCTCCGCGCTCCGGAGTAGGCCGTGCCCTACCCGCTCCTCCCTCCGGCCGTAGGCGGGACCGGCGAGCCGGTCGACGTCGTGACCGCCGGCGTCGACCTCGAGCTCGAGCTCGGCTTCTCCGCTGGCGCTCCTCGAGCGCGGCCGGAGACGTGGCCGGCGGAGGACCCGGCGTGGATCGTGCGCGTCGTCGACCGCTCCGGGAACGTCCTCGAGGAGCTCGAGCACGCGAACGTCGGGCCCGTCGTCCGCACGCTGAACGGCGAGGACGAGTTCTCCTTCTCGAGCCCGAAGTACGACCCGGCGACTCTGGCGGTCGAGCTCGCCGGCGAGGCGCAGGTGCTCCGGAAGGGCGTCGTCATGGCGTGGGGGCCGGTCGTCGGAGACGATGCGAGCTCGGCCGACCCGAAGGTCTCGTTCACCGGGCGCGGCCCGTGGTGGTACTTCCGGAAGCGCTTCTTCGGGACGGCGGACCGGAGGAACTTCCTCACGAACGGCGACTTCGAGACCGGCGCGGCGTCGGGCGTGCTGAACGCTTCGATCCCGGGATGGACTCGGGTCGGAGGAGCTCGCTCTCGTCACTGGACGACGGCGACGAAGCCGGGCGGGCACGGGCTCCCGGCTCCGCTCTCCGGGACGAAGGCGGTCTCGCTCGACTCCGGCATCGCCGGGCAGAACGCGTACCTCCGGAGCCGCTTCAGCTACCGGACCTCGTTCCCGCCCGGGCAGAGGATCACCGTCGCCGCGTGGTACTGGATCGGGGACGGCTGGATCGGGCCGGCGGCGCTCGGGCTCGGGCTCTACGTCGGGCGGCGCGTGGGCGGCGAGTTCACCGTGCAGAACGCGGCAGCCGTCGACAACGACTCGCCGCGCGGCGAGTGGGTGCGGCTCGAGACCTCGATCATCGTCCCGCCGAACGAGGACGGCGAGGTCGAGGTCCGGCTCTACCAGCCGGCCGGATGGATCGTCTGGGACGCCGCGGTCTCCGTGCTCATGGAGTCGACGGGCGCGGGCTTCACGCCGACCGATCAGACGGAGCTCGCGGCGACGGTCGTCCGCTACGCGCAGACGGGACGAGGGAAGTCCTCGCTCAACGTCGGGACCGACACTCCTCCGACGGGCGTCCTCCGGAGGCGGGCGTGGCAGCACGCGGACCACCAGTGGATCGCGGACGCGGTGACCGAGCTCGGCACGCTCCCGGACGGCTTCGACTTCTCGGTCGACGTCGACGAGCGCTCGAGGACGTTCCGGACGCACTACCCGCGGAAGGGCGTCGACCGCTCCGACGACGTCGTGCTCCGGCTCGGCCGGCCGGAGGACGGCGGGAACCTCTCGAGCTACCGGCGCGGGCGGGAGGTCGGCTCGAGCGCGACGTCGGTCGTCACCCGGGCACAAGGGGACGGGCCCGACCGTGAGGAGGGCGGAGCGATCGACCCGGCGGCGCTCGACGGGCTGGTGCTCGAGGACCTCGTCGACGCTCCCTCGAACCTCACGATCGGAGACCTCGACGACTTCGCCGCGGACGAGCTCGAGGTCCGGAAGCGTCCGGCCGTCGTGCTCGAGGTCACGACGTACGGCGGCGCGGGCGCGCTGATCGAGCTCCTCGACGTCGGAGACCTCGTCCGCGTCGTGATCGACGACGGCTACGTTCAGGTCGACGCCGTCTTCCGGATCGTGCGGCTCTCGATCGACCCGAAGACGGAGACGATGGTTCTCACCCTCAACACGGAGACGACGTGACCGCTCGAGGCTCCCGGAGCATCTTCTCGACGCCGGACGCGGTGACCGACCTTCGAGACCTCGGAGACCGGCTCGACGTCCTCGAGCGCATCCCGGCGGCGGAGAACGGCTCGCTCGTCGACGCGTGGGCGTGGAACCTCGAGCTACCGCCCGACGGCTCGAACGTCTTCGCCGGTCGGCTGACGCTCCCGGCCGGCTTCTCGAAGATCGAGTTCCTCGGATCGTTCCTCGCGGACGGCGAGCTCCTCGTCTCGGCCGGCGTCCCGTTCGAGGCTCCGTTCGAGGCGACGAACGTCGTCGCCGGCGGGATCACGACCGGAAGCCCGCTCACGTCGGCGTGGCAGGCCGCTGGCTTCGTGCTGGCGCGCACGTCCGGGACGAAGAAGGTCCGCTTCTACGCTCGAGGAACGTCTCAGTCGAGCCCGGGCGTCCCGGGCTCGAACCCGATCCGGGCGATCGGCGCTCTGTTCGTGCAGCCGATCCGGTCCGTCGCTTTCGAGGGGTAGGGACGCTACGGTCGCGGCCATGACCGCTTCGAGCATCGAAGTTCCGACGACCACGACCTCCGAGCTCGCGACCGACGAGGTCGACGGGCGACACTTCCAGGGCGTGAAGGTGCACGGCGGAGGCGAGGGCGTCGTGAACGAGCTCGCCGTGCTCGATCGGGGCGAGCTCCGGCGTCCGGCCGTCGAGCTCCTGAGAGGTCAGGCGTTCCTCTCCGGGCTGGTGGAGAGCACGTCGTACAACGCGGGCGACGTCGTCGGCTCCGCGACCGAGGTCGCAGGTATCCCGGTCGGCGTCTACGCGCTCCGCTACCTCGTCGCCGCGGTGTCCGGGAGCGGCGAGCCGCTCCCGGACGACGTGGTCGTCTACCTGATCGCACACGACCCGGCGAGCCCGCCGGACTACGGCGACGACGGCGACCCGTTCACGCCGAACGATGCTCGATTCTTCGTGGCGCAGCCGTGCCCGCTGACCATCGAAGTCGCATCGTTCGCGGCGCTCGGCGCGTTTCGTCCCGCCTACGACGTGCTGGTGAACGGCGTCCCGCTCGACGCAGCCGGCGACCGGGCAGCGGGCGACGTCTTCGACCTTCAGGTCGCCGTGGTCACGAACGGCGGCGGCGCGGCGATCGACACGGCGACCGGAATCGCCGTTCAGATGCTCCTCGAGCGCGTCGGGCCCGAAGCCGAGGACCTCTAGGTTCCTCGTCGACGTCGAAGAGGAACGCTACGGTCGTCGGGCATGGCGACCGACGCGTACCTCCGGCTCCACCCGAACCCGGTCTCGAGGGGCTACACGTCTCCGCGGCGGGAGGAGCCGTCCGGCGTCGTCGTCGTGCACACGGCGGAGAACACGCCCGACGAGGTCGCCTTCGACGGCGGAGCCGAGGCGGTCGCACGGTACGAGACGATCCGCACGACGCCGGGCTCGTATCACGACCTCGTCGACTCGGACTCCTCGATCAACCTCGTTCGCTACGAGGACGCCGCGTGGCACGACGGGACCGGGACGAACCACCACTCGTACGGGCTCTCCGTCGCGACCCGGGCGGACGTCTGGCCGTTCGCTCCGCCGGCGTGGCGGGCCGGAGCCGTCGAGCAGGCGGCGCAGGCCGCGGCACGGTACGCGCGCTGGTTGCATGCCCGGAACGGAATCGTCATCCCGGCTCGCCGGATCACGGCGGCGCAGGCTCGAGCGCGAGTCCCGGGCTTCGTCACGCACGCCGAGCTCGACCCGGGCCGGCGCTCCGATCCGGGAGCGGGCTTCCCGTGGGAGCGCTTCCTCGCTCGGTACGCCGAGCTCGTTCACGATCTGCTCGGGATGCCCGGGCCCAACACGGAGGAGACCACGATGGACGACGCGACTCGAGAGCGCTTCGATCAGATCGACGAGAGGCTGAACAACCTCGCCGGCGGGATCATGGTCGACGTCGACGAGGGACGGAAGCACTACGGCTCCCTCCGCGGGTGGCTCGTCGCGGTCGGGCTGACCGTGATCGGCGTCGAGAAGCCGAAGTCGCTGGGGCAGCTTCGCGAGCTCGCGCACAAGCACGACCCGGTCGGCGGACCCGACGCGAAGGACTAGGGCGTGCGCGCCCGTTGGGCGACCGGGCGGACGGCGGGATGGATCGCGCGCTTCGCGACGCTCGTCGTCGCCGGTCACCTCTCCCAAGCGGCGGACGCTGACTTCGGCCCGGACGGACCTCTGCTCCTCGGTCTCCGTGGTCTCGACGCTCGCCCGCTCTTCGTGCTCGCGACCGTCGCCGGCGTCGTCTACGCGTTCGAGTGGCGCGTCGAGGCGCTCCGCTGGACGTGGCTCGTCCTCCTGACGCTCTGCGCTTGGGGCCGGGCGCTCTCGCTCCTCGTGATCGGCTCGGAGGTCCTCGACTTCCGAGACGAGCTCTCTGCGTTCGTCCGCTGGGGGATCGTCTGGCTCGCCGGCATCCTCGCCGCGCTCATCCTCACGGCGGCGGACGCACTTCAGCCGCTCCGGCGGTAGGCCGTGGACGTCTCGCCGGTCGGGCCCGTCCTGACTCTGCTCGGAACCTTCGCGGGCGTCTGGGTCGTCGTCCTCCTCTTCCGCTGGTTCCAACGGGACTTCGTCGAGCTCTACCGCCGCGAGCTCGCGGAGGAGCGGGCGAAGCGTGAAGCGGCCGAGCGGACCGCCGATCAGGAGCGGACCCGGCGGCAGGCAGCCGAGGGGCGCGAAGCTCACCTTCGGTACCTCCTCGGGCTCCGAGGGATCACGACCGAAGAGGAAGGACCTCCCTATGCCCACGAGTAGCACCCGGGCGCGGATCGCGCTCTACGTCGTGCTCGCGTTCGTCATCCTCGCCGGCGTCTCGTCGGCGCTGGCGCAGTGGCGCGCGAGCGAGAAGGACGCCGCGGCGAAGACCGCGCAGGAGCAGAGCGACGAGGTCTCCCGCTGTCTGACCGGCTTCCGGCTCGAGTACGTCGACGCTCCGGCCGAGCGCTCGAGGGAGAAGGAGAAGATCGTCCTCGAGCTCGTCGCTCGAGGGGAGCTCGAGTCGCCGGCGTTCGTCGAGGCGGTCGACGAGTTCGCCGCGATCAAGTCCGACGTCGAAGCGTTCGAGGACCTGAACCGGCAAGCACGGAAGGACCCGGCCGCGTTCCTCCGCGTCTGCCGCGCCCGGAACCCGTAGCGTCGAGCTCATGCTGACGAAGACCTTCCTCGCTGATCTGGCCGAGCGGGCGACCGCGCAGTACCTCGAGTCGTTCCTCGGCTTCCTCCTCATGGCCGAGACGCTCGACGTCTCCGTGATCGGCGCGGCGGCGCTCGGCGCGATCCCGGCGGTCCTGTCGCTCGTGAAGAACCTCCTCCTCGAGCTCTCCGGGACCGGGACCCGCGCGCCGAACGTCTACGTCGACGTCCTCGAGCGCGCCGGCGTCGCGTACGTCGTCTCGCTGATCGGGCTCCTCCTCGCCGCTCCCGTGCTCTCGGTCTCGGCGCTCTCGGCCGCGGCGGTCGCCGCGGTCCCGGCCGGGCTCGCCGTGCTGAAGGGCTTCGTCGCCGGCTTCGTCGGGCGCAGGGGCTCGGCCGCGGCGCTCCCGGCTCACCTCGACCCGGCCGCGTAGGCTCGTCGCTCGAGCGGGAGCTCGGGCAGTCGCCGGCCCGGGAAGACCGCCATCGGAGCCGCTCCTCGTCACCGGGGAGCGGCTCCGGTCGTTCTGGGACCGGATTCCGGGCAGATTCCGGGCGTCTCGGCCGTTCAGGGCTCCTCGCTCCCGTCGTGCGTCCTCGAGACGCGACCGCTTAGATCGGCACGAAACGAAACCCGGTCCTTTCACGAGGTCTCGGATCGCGCTACGGTCTCGCACCGCGACGACCAGCAGCGACCGAAGGAACCTCCGATGGCCGAGAACCTGAACCGGGAAGCAGAGCTCGAGAAGCTCCTCTTCGCGGACGTCGTCGCGATCGACGACCTAGCGGACCGACTCCTCGCATTGCGGGATCGGCTCGACGAGGTCGTCGAGCTCGAGCGTCGTCTCCGGCAGCTACGGAAGCTGACGATCGACGACCTCGAGGAGACCGGCTGGGAGCGGAAGGACGTCGGGCGCTTGCTCGGCGTCTCACCTCAGCGCGTCTCGCAACTCGCGAAGTAACCCGACGACCACGAAGGAACCCACCATGACCAAGTCCGACCCGAATCAGGGAGCGCTTGTGCTCCCTCCGACCCGCGACGGGCGCACGCCGTCCGGCATGAAGACCGCGCTCTCGGGCGCGGGGAACCGGATCACGAAGGTTCACGAGCTCGGAGAGCGCGTGTTCCTCTTCGTCGAGGCGAACGTGAAGAAGTCCGGGCACGAGGTCACCGACGACGGCGTGCTCTACACGGAGGCGCTGAAGGTGCTCGACCTGTTCGAGCTCGACGACGCTCCCGGGAAGCGGCTCCTCGCGGCGCTCCGGCAGGCGTACCGGAGCGCGGCCGGCGAGGACCCGCTGACCCTCGGAGACGAGACCGCCGGCGAGGGGCTCGAGGTCGCCGTCGACGCGGCGGGCGTGGCGATCACGCCGACCGAGCTCGCCGCGCTGCGCGAGGACCCGTCGACCGCTCTCGACGACGAGCGCTTCGATCACGTCGTCCTCGTCTTCTCCGACGGGAGCCGCGGGCTCTGGCCGGACGATTGGGCCGGGACCGGGCAGTCCCGCGCGCCGATCGGCGGGACGATGCGTCGTCCGGGCTCGACGAAGGCCGGCGACACGGCGCAGGTCGTCGAGCTCCTCGACGCGACGACGGGCGAGACGCTCGACAAGTGGACTCCGGAGCGGGAGAACGAGCGGCTCCTCGCGCTTGAGCACGCGGCCGAGACCGACGAGGCGCGCGAGGCGGAGCTCGAGGAGTTCGAGCTCCTCCGGACGAAGGCGGACGGCGACGAGCTCACGGACGAGGAGACCGTCCGCTTCGAGGAGCTCCGGGACCGCTTCGAGGCCGAGGCTCGCGCCGACCGGCAGACGATGGAAGACCTCGGGCTCGCCGGCGATCCGCCGGAGGCGAACGAGGACCTCGTTCAGCCGGGCGAGCCCGATCCGGACGGACCCTTCGAGGGAGACCGTCCCGACGACGAGCTCGAGGTCGAGACCGCTCCCGTCGTCGCCTACGGGCCGGACGACTGTCTCGCCGTCGACCGGGACGTCTCGGACCTGAAGGCGTGGCTCAAGGAGACCTCCGACCGGGAGACCGTGCTCCGCTGGCTCGCGGCCGAGGAGGACGGGCGCGGCCGTGGGCTGAAGCCGCGGAAGGGAGCGCTCGACGCTCTCGAGAAGCGGGCCGGCGAGCTCTTCGTCTCCGTCGACGACGGCGCGCCGGAGCTCTCCGACGACCTCGACGTCCCGGACGACGCGGACCTCGAGCCGACCGGCGAGGAGTTCTGACGATGCCTAGCGACCCGAAGAAGAACATCGTCGACGGGCGACGTCGGCTCCTCACGATCCACGACGGCGCACGGCTGACTCCGACGCTCGTCCGGCTCCTCGACGTGCTGGCGGACGAGGCGAACGAGCTCCTCGACGCCGGCTTCGAGGAGGAGCAGTCCGGGCGCGGTGCCCGGGCGAAGGCGTCGAAGTACAAGCTCGAGGAGGTCGACCCGATCCTCGTCGCTCGGAAGGACGGGATCGCGGTCTACGTCCCGACGTCCGGGAGGCTCGCATGATCGCGGCGCTCCTCCTTCTGCTCTTCTCGCTCTTCTCGCCGGCGAACGCGACGACCTCGAGGTCCGGCTCCCGCTTCTACACGTGGGGCCGCGGCGAGCGCTACTGGTCCGTGACGACGATCCTCGGCGCGCTCCCGAAGGACGCGCTCAAGTTCTGGGCCGCGAAGGTCGTCGCGGAGTTCGCGTTCGATCGGAAGTCGACGTGGCTCACGATGACCCGGCCGGAGGCGGTCGAGTGGCTGAAGAAGGAGCCGCTCCGCTTCACGAACGAGCGCGCCAACTACGGGAAGGCGATCCACGCCGCGACCGAGGCGATCGTCCTTCAGACGCCGGTCCGCCGGGACGAGTTCTCGGACGAGGAGGCGAAGGCGATCGGGCACTTCTTCGACTTCGTCGAGACCCTCCGGCCGCGCTACCTCCTCACCGAAGCGAGCGTCTACAACCGCCGGCACAAGTACGCCGGCACGCTCGACGCCGTGGTCGAGGTCCCGTACGGGCTCCTCCTCGAGCTCGCTCACGGGAACGAGCTCATGGTCCCGTGGGAGCCGCGCGACGACCGCGACGTCGTGACCCTGATCCTCGACACGAAGACCGGCGGCGACGTGGCCGAGGGGAAGGGCGTCTACCCGGAGGTCGCGCTTCAGCTTGCGGCGTACGGGCGGGCGGAGTTCGTCGGCGCGGTGAACGGGCAGGAGCACCCGCTCCCGCTCCTCGACGGCGCGGCAGTCCTTCACGTGAACGCGTCGGGCTGGCGGCTGGTGCCCGTGAACATCGGCCCGGACCCGCGGCTGATCCCGGAGGGGCAGTCCTTCGACGACTCGGTCTTCCGGTCGTTCCTCTTCGTCCGGGAGGTCTTCCGCTGGCGGGAGGTCGTCTCGAAGGAGGTCCTCGGGACTCCGCTTCAGCCGGACCCGAAGCCGATCCCGGAGACGACCGCCACCTCGAGCACGGCTCCGGCCGGCGGCGAGCCCGTGGTCGACGAGACCGCTCCGCCCGTCCCGGCGAAGCGGCCGGCGAAGAAGGCTCCGGCGAAGAAGGCCGCGGCGAAGAAGGCTCCGGCGAAGAAGGCGGCGGGCTCGAGGAGCTCGTCGTGAGCGCTCGAGCGGTCCTCTACGGCGGGCGGCTCGACGGGCTCGAGCACATGGTCCCGTCCGGGCCCGACGGGCTCCCGGCTCCGCTCCTCCTCGCTCCCGGCGATCCGCTCCTCCCTCCGAAGCCGGGCTCGACGCTCGTCTCGATCCTCCGCTACCGGCGCGTCCGGCTCGTCGCCGTCGTGAACGGCGAGGAGCTCTGGCTCTACGAGCTCATGAAGACCAGCACCAGCACCACCACCACGAAGGACTGAACCATGATCCGAGTTCCGCTCGACCCCTACCGCTCCCGCCGGCCCGACGGGAGGACGATCGACTTCACCGTCGAGACCGACGACGAGGGGAGCATCGCCGTCTCGATCGACGTCGACCCTCGAGAGCTCCGGACGCGCCACCGCGGCCGGAACACGGACGAGGCCGCTCGAGTCGACCTCCTCCTCGGGCAGTACCCGGCGGACGCCGCGGTCACCTCCGGGACGACCGAGGCCGACGTGCTCGCGCTGGCCGACGAGGTCCGCGCTCTGCGCGAGGAGCTCGAGTCGCTCGTCGACTCGATCGACCTCCACCCGGAGCCCGGCGAGGCTCGAGCGATGGCCGCGGCGCTGATCCACCACGCGGACGAGCACGAGCGCGTCTTCGGCCGGAGGTTCTGATCGTGCCCATCGTCGACATTCAGAAGCGATTCCGCGAGCTCGGCCGGATCAGGACCGGCGCGCAGATCGAGACCGGCAAGACCTACCAGTCCGGGAAGAAGAAGGGGCAGCCGGTCACCCGGCCGTCGAAGCTCCCTCGCTTCCGGCTCACCTCACCGTGGGCTCACCTGATCGAGCACGCCGCGGAGGTCTTCGGCGGCGAGGTCCGCCCGTGGCACAACGACGGGACCGGCGGCGACGAGTACGAGGTCTTCGTCGAGGTCGACTCGCTCCCGGTCATCATCCCGCCCGGCGAGTTCTTCGAGCAGTGGTACGAGCTCTGGACCGGCGGAGGATGCGCGAAGCGTTGCGACGGCGAGCGGCAAGTCCTCGTCGACCGCCCGTGCTCGTGCCCGGCCGATCCGATGGAGCGGCAGGAGAAGGCGGCGAAGGGCGAGGCGTGCAAGCCGACGACCCGCGTCCGGCTCATGCTCCCGGACGTCGCGGACGTCGGAATCTGGCGGCTCGAGTCGCACGGCTTCCACGCTGCCGCGGAGCTCGGCGGCGCGGCCGGGCTCGTCGAGGCGGCGGTCCGGCTCGGGACGATGATCCCGGCCGACCTCCGGCTTCAGCCTCGAGAGGGAGCTCGTCGACCGGGCACGCCGAAGAAGACCTTCTACGTCCCGGCGATCACCTTCCGCGGCACGCTCGGCCCAGTCCTCGACTCGCTCGGCGTGCTCGAGTCCGGCTCGACGATGCCCGCGCTCGTCGGCGTCGAGGGACGTCCGGCGATCGACGCCGGCGGCTCGCCCGCGCTCCCGGCCGGAGGGACCACCTTCGACCCGGCTCCCGTCGACCGGGCGTCGTTCCCGGAGCCGGAGCCGGAGCCGGAGCCCGGGCCCGGCGACGACGGACCTCCCGATCCGGGCGAGACCATCGCTCCGCCCGCCGGCGACTTCGCTCCGCCCGCGCCCGACGACGGCGATCAGGGACCGGGCGAGCTCGAGCCGGAGCCGTTCGATCCTCCGGCCCGGGAAGAGTCCGG